GCAGAAGTCCTAGACGAGAGTCCAGATGGTAACGAGGGACAGATGTGGCTCGTGGGTCGCACGAAGCAATGGCTCAAAGACTGCCCCATCGATCACGACTGCGACTACTTCCGCGACGAGCCCGACGAAGAGTGCCACTGCGATAATCACCAGGACACGCCTTGCGTGCCAGAGGTACAGCACGACGTGTGGCACTTCACGACCTATCCGGTTGAAGGGGCTCGCCGACTGACCGATAGCGACATCTACCACGCGACACACGACCCGACGGACGACTTCGGCCCAAACGGATTCGACCATTGAGGATCATCTGCTTCTTCCTTGACCACGATTGGATGCGCAGTAAGACGACGCCTCCCTGGGGCAGATGCCGACGGTGCCGGGCGTTCGCGGTATTCCAATAAGGGGCTTGACAGTTTCCGTCGATTGATCTAGGATTCCCTTATTAGGGAGAACCACATGAACGCACACCTCGCAATCCTGGCAACGACTCTGGTCTTCTACGCTCCGATGATCGTGACGGGGGTCCTTATCAAGGACCTTCTGGATCGGTTCTGGTTCAAGATCGGCTGGCTGTCATGATCGCTCGACTGACAACCCCTGAAGAAGCTCAGCAGTCCGTCCACGACTTCCGTGCGCGTCATGCCATCGTGGCAGTCCCGGCTCCGGCCGACGACTTGCTCGGTGGTCATGTCTGCGCGTGGGACGGGCTCCATGTCTACATGGTGCGTGGCGGACAGTGGCGCCACACGATGGCGGAAGTCAGAGTCTTGGTCGAGCGCGCTCCAATTCCTGAGGTGCAGTGATGAGCCACGTCGAGTACGACATGCTCCCCGGCTTGGTTGAGGAGGCGCAGGACTTCGTGGAGCGCGGCATCGAACCTGATCGGCGTGACTTCCTGTACGAACTTCTGACCAATGATCTGGTCGGTGTTTTCAGGTTCGGCGACAACGCCAATCTGGCTGAGTTGAAAACTTGGGTAGAGTGGCTCTACTGGCAAGTCCCCTCGCAGGCATGGGGCTCGGAGGCGAAGGTTCGAGCATGGTGCGAGAGCGGCGGGCTGGACAGTCGCGGGATCGAAGTGGTGGTGTCGTGAGCAGGGACCTGCCGCCTGGCGTCACGGGTCTTGAATATGAGATAGCTGGACCCTCCCGGGAGACGGAGGAAAAAAGATCCTGCTTGGCCTGCGGGCATACGGACATTGTGACCGTCCTGTGGTACGACTACACCAAGTGGTTCTTCTGCGACTCATGCGAGGCAGAGAACGATCTATCGTCGGAAATCCCCGACCCGACCGACATCGAGGCATACGGAGAGGGCGAGCCCTATGAGTGAGGACGTAACGTGTTGGGCTTGCCTACAGTCCATTCGACTCACTAGCTATGGCTGGGGCCATTTGACTCCACCCAAGAAGCCGCATACAGCCTCGCCGACTAAGCCGGTCAGGCGACTCAAGAAAGTGGAGGAGAAGTGAAGGTCTTCGACCCGAAGGAAACTGGCACACGGCTGCCGATCAAGTCGTGGGCGTCTGTGCTTGACCAGGGCGCATTGGACCAGGCCATCAACTTGGCCAACCTGTCCGTGACTATGCACCACATCGCCCTCATGCCCGACGCCCATCAGGGGTTCGGCATGCCGATTGGTGGCGTGATCTTCACCGACGGCGCCGTGATCCCGAACGCTGTCGGCGTGGACATTGGTTGCGGCGTGGCCATGATGAAACTCGGCCTAACCATTTCTCAATTGGGAGAGAAACTCCAGCCAACGCTAGATCTGATAGCCTCTCGCGTTCCGACCGGCTTCCGTCGTCATGACAAGCCGATAGACGACCCGTCCGTGTGGGCACTGGCTGAGCGCATCGTAGACATGAACGGCGATCCCCCAGCGGTAAGCACTCAGTGGTGGGCCGATTCCGCCACGTCTCTCGGCTCACTCGGTGGCGGAAACCACTTCATCGAGTTCCAGACCGACCAAGACGGCAACGTGTACGTCATGCTGCACTCGGGCTCGCGTGGGCTGGGGAAGTCCATCGGGGACTTCTACCACGCCAAGGCCGTCGAGTTGTGCGAGCGATGGCACGTCACCCTGCCAACCAAGGACCTGGCCTTTCTGCCTCTCGAAGAACCGGAGCACGACACCTACATAGAGGCCATGCTGTTCGGCATGGACTACGCCGAGACCAACCGTAACCTCATGCTCGCCGAAGTCCGGAAGGCCGTGATGCAGTTCTTCCCGATGGCTCTGCCTGAAGTGCTGGTCAACGTCCACCACAACTTCGCAGCATGGGAAAACCACTTCGGACAGAACGGCATTGTGCACCGCAAGGGCGCGATCCGAGCCCGCAAGGGTGAGACGCTCTTGATCCCTGGCTCCATGGGAACAGCGAGCTACATCGGACGAGGCTTGGGCAACCCAGACAGCTACAACACCTGCCAGCACGGTGCAGGTCGAGCGATGGGTCGCAAGGATGCCGAACGTCGGTATGCCGCGGGCGATCTGGAGAACCTCGCTACCTACATGGGCGAGCGCCACATCCTCATGGGCGGTCACGCCTCAGAGGCGATTGACGAGCACCCCCTCGCGTATAAGTCCATCGAGGTCGTGATGGCTGATAGCGCCGATCTGGTCGAACCGGTAACGCGCCTGTTGCCCATTGCGTGCATCAAGGGCTAGGGACATGCTTGTCGTGACAATCGAAGTCTGGGGTGGTGGCAATCCCCGGAATAAGCGCCACGTTTCCACCATGACCATCGTCAACGAGAGCGGCCTGGCCGATCTATCGGACTACGACGTGTGGTGCGACGGAGAGCAGGTCGGGAGAGTCGTCGGGCACCGTCGAGCAGATGGGGCATGGACGCTCGTGCGCAGGGCACTGAGGCTCAAGAACGCCCCGAGGTAATCAACCGAACGGATAGAAACTCACATAGCCTCGGCATCGCGTACATTGCACGGTGCCGGGGCCGTTCTTTACCTGCTCGAACCGGATCGGCCCGCCACATGGACAACTGGTCAAGACGCGCTCAGGGTCTCCGCAATCATTCAAGTGAGTAACGGCGGGCCAATGTTTGTGCAGATGCTCGCCGTGAAGCCGAAGAAATGGGAGCAACTGGCCGTCGAGTGAGTTCCAGTCCGTGCTCTCCATCTTGTCGAACACGTCACGGTGGCGGTTCATTAGCGCGGGGCTGAACTTCGTACACCCGAGCCAGCTGCCGATGTTGGCACCCACCTGGTAGGGCGCTCCACACCAGTCCTCCGTACAGTCACGCAGAGAGGCGATTGTGTCCGGATTGACCACGATATCGTGTTCAACGATGATCGACCCCTCATTGCGGTACCAGAGCGCCTCCAGAAGCCAGAAGTAGCGGGACTTGTCGTCGCTCACGTCCACGAAGATGGCGTCCTCCCCTACGAGCCCGGCGCGCGTCTCCGGCCGTAGCTGGGTATAGGGAACGACGAGGGGGATCATGCTGTTCTGAGATAGCGCTCGCGGTCGAGCGCGCCACGACGCTTGTTGCACTCCAAGATGACCAGTTCGAGCGCCTTGACTCTCTCAGGCCCCTTCACGCGAGTGGTGCAGAGATGCGTCTTGGGTGCGCAGCCAGCGGTGAACGGTCCCGTGGAGGTCTGGCAGTTGGCGCAGACAGCGGGTCGGCGGTGATACAGGTTGCCGCGGTCCTTGTGAGGTCGGTAACCCGAGCCGTGGCTGGCCATGTAGTGAGACGTGGAATGAGCCTGTCCGCCCCAGCGGGAGGCGCGGCCGAGCTTGCGGCTGCTGCCAGAACTGCTACCTGCCATGGTTGCTCCTCCAATTGTCGGCGCCGTCTCCGGGGGGAATGGAGACGGCGCCCTAAGGTCTCGTAGCCTGCGAAGTTACAGAGAGTATATCTCCTAGACGAGGACCACGTTGGAAGCCGGCTGGACGTAGAGTCCAGCGTTGGCGCCGGTCAACCTGATCCAGCCGCCGCCATGCATCGGCGGGGTGGGCTGCAAGCCGACCCAGTTGATGGTCGCTGTTGCGTCGGCGGTGGCGGCGCTGTGGCGAGAGCCGAACTGCATGATCTTGGAAGGAGCCGACGGTCTCTTTGGATTCCAGCAGTTGACGGTGCCCGTCACGCTGACCTTGCGCGGCACGGCGAACGGGGTCACGACGATTTGGCAGTTCGGGGCGTCGGTGACCGACCATGCTTCCCACGAGACGGTGTGCAGGTAGGAGATCGGGAGCCAGCAGAAGCCCTTGGCGCCCCAGTTGCCCCAGGAGTTCTGGAGCAGGATCGCGCCCTTGGAGCCGTCTGGGCAGGAGATGCGCTGGTCAAAGCCACAAGCCTTGAGGGCGTGTCCGCCCGCCAGAGTGTCCGGCTTAGGCAACATTCCGCCTGCCAGGGGAGTGAACCAAGACTCCTGCCAATTGACCCCGAAGTAAGCCCCAACGCCATTGGCGAATATCGCGGCGTAGATTTGGTCGGCGCTGTTCAGACGAGCGTACTGACCAAGGAGAAGACGCTCTGGATTAGCAACTCGACCGTTCGTTGCAAGCAGGCCAGGGTTCAGCCAAACATTGAGAACATCGCGCATGACGGCGCCGTTGGCCGTGCCATGGGCTCGATCAAAGGCTTCGGTCTCGTTGAAGGACGGGAACGTTCCATCCTCGTTGTACTCGAAGGTTTGCTCCAGTCCCGCAGCGGCATAGACCGTACATTGTGGGGTGCTACGTTGATTGAGAAGTCCGCCCGTGTTGGGGGCCCGATAGGATAGCGGGACTGGGCCCTCCACTCCTGCGATCATATCCAGCGTGTAGTCTCGGTGGTCCTCGGGACTGAAGGTCATGCCGAGTCCGAATTCTTCGTGATCGGGGTGCAAACACATTCGGGTCAGTAAGTTGTGCTCCTCCTTGGGTGCTTGATCTAGCCTAGTTTACTCCTTAGTTGTGGGGGAGAACCCAAGTTCTGCCTTTGGGCAGCAGAGCATACTCGCGTTCGAGTTCGGCTCGATGTTCCAACATTGAGGCGTCGTATTGCATGGGCGACTTGGCCACAGGAATACGCAGGCTCACCTCAATGGCGATCTTGTTCAGGGTCTCAGGATCGAGATACTTCATAGGTCACCTTGGACTCGAAGGAAGACCACGCCTCTTGGTCATAGACCGTGACGCTCTTTCCAGCGCCATTCAACACGTGGTCGGGCGGATGATGGTCAGTATCCCACAGGTCAACCCTGTCGTATAGACCCTGTGTGACGGCGTAGGTGAAGGATTGGGTCACTCCGATGTGGGTGTTGATAAGCACATCCTTTGGAACGTCCCGACCTTCGGCCCTGTGCCCTGGCTTCGTCTCTTGCCAAGGCAGTATCGATGGAGCACGTTGGTTCCGTGCCGCTGGGGCAACTCAGATCGACGCCGCCTACACCACCTCAATCTTGCTTTCCAGGTGATCTGGACCGCCGTCTCCTGTGCCGTCGTACACCACGTCGAACTTGCCAGAGATAGCCGCAGTCATCGCCTCGTTCATGACCGAGGAAGCCTCCTCGTGAGCGTAGTTGGCAGCGGCAGCTACAACGGCTGGATCGGAGGAATGAAGCATCGCCTGATAGTCGGGAAACTGCGCCTGAATGAGGTCGTCATTGACCATAGCGACGTTGGTAGACGGGAAGTTGGCGTAGCCCTGCTGGAGCAGGACAGTGCTCTTGCCGGAAGCGGACCCGCCGCCTGTCATATAGACGGTTGATCCCTTCGGGTTGGGGGTCAGCCCTTGCAGGATACCCGCAATGATCTGCTTGTGCAGCGCATCCCGTTCGGGGGTCCAGTGGCCCTGGCCATCTTGGTACTTGTGAATCGAGTCGGTCGCGGGCAGGGCGGATGCTCCGCCGCCTCCCCCTCCGGCCGTCCAACGCCCGTGGTCATCGCGCTCCTGATCGTCGGAATACTTCTGTGCTGCCGGGCCCGCATGGAACTGGGTTATGCTCTCGTGCTGAATGCCTGCCCCCAAGTCCCACTTGTCGGCATACTCAAGTAGAGATTGGTGGTCCATACCTATCCGTGTAACGGGCAGATTGAAGTCCGGTACTTCCAAGGTTCGAGCCACCGCGGCGGCCCAGGTGTGGTGACCGTCGATGACGTAGTTGTCCTGGCTGATGATGATCCGTCGGGCATCACCCGAACGCATTAGGTCCAGCTGGCCAGCCACCGTCTTGGCGTTGATCTGATCCTGAATTGGCTTCAGCGTCCTCGGATCAACCTGCTCTTGCGTGACCGTAGTCCCGCTCTTGGTCAGCCCATCGAAGAATGCCTGCCGGTCGGCGGTGGGTATCTGGGGCATGGCCGTTCGGTCGAGTCCGAGACCCTCCTTGCCGAATAGATACTTACCGTCCACACGTAGCTCGTTGATGTCCACGGCGTCGCTTCGTTGCTTGGCAGCATCGAGGATGGTGAATACCTGTCCCGATGAAACGTTCGGATGCTAACCGGCCGTGATGCGGTCGCAAATCTGATCGCCCGTTCCACCACCCGAGGTCCATTGGCCGTGGTCATCCCGCGCCTCGTCGTCGCTGTACTTGCGCAGGATCGCCCACGTCTTCAGCAGGTCAGCAGTCGAGACTTCCTCAACGCTGTCATCGAACCCGCCCCATGAATAGACAGCCTGGTCGGCAGGAACCACAGTGTAGTCGATGGAGCAACGGCAGTTCGGACCGCACTCAGTGCGTCCACCGAATTCAGAATCTCCTGGGTGAGGCATGGCAGCGTCGATCTCGTCCCCGACCCACGTCATGCCGTTCAAGTTCTTGCAGTCTTCACACACCGCTCCATCGGTCTCGGAGACCCAGGTAGCCTGCTCGATCTCTCCGCCAGCCTGCACGCCGTCTTGAAAACCTTCCTCGTACAATGGGTTGAGTGTGTTCGCGTACGTCCCCAGCCAAGCATCGAGTTGTTCTATGCTGGCTTGTGTGCCGACAAGGAGAGCACCGAAACCGAATAGGGAGTCTTCGATGTTGTCTGAGGCGCCGTCAACAGCTTCCTGACCGTCGTCATCAAGGGTGTCGTCACCCGAGTCATCCCATTCGTCCGTGATGTCGGAGTCGTCCCCCTCGTCGGTGTTCTCATCGAAAGCTGGGTTGCTGGGTCCAAGTGTCTCATCGTCTGAGTTTACTTCACTTGAATCTATTCCTTCGTCTCCGCCGGTCTGCTGAATGTCTCCCGGCAATGCTTCGGCTGCATCTGGATCGACTATCGGAACCGGCTTGGGCAGGGCCTTCTTGGCGTCCTTCTTACCTACAAGGTATGCAGCAGCGTAGCCCTGGGTCAGGACGGTACGGGCAGCATCGGCGAAGGACAGACCGCTGGTCACTTATCCTCGAACATCATGGCAGCGTAGTCGGCATCCTTGGGTTCTTTGGGGTCGAACTGAATGCCCAAATCATCGGGATACGGCTTGCGATGGTCGGCCTGGCTGAAAAGTATCTCTGGGGGGATGCCCGCGGGGAAGGCGGCACACTTCGGTTCAAGCAAGTTGCCGAAGAGGTGTTTGCAGCCGCCACAAATAGGCGAGGCGATGGTCGTCATTGGGTTACCCCTTTGTCCTTGAGATAGGCCCGGAGTTGAGTCGGTGCAGGGTCATCATAGTGCGGACCGGGTGCGTAGGCTTGGCTGAATAGCTCGGCGAACTTCTCCTGGTCGTCTTTGTGGGAGTAGCCCGAGACGTACGGAAGGTCCTTGACGTAGTCGCTCACCGAGTTACCTGAGAGACCGCCGCCGAAGATCGAAGATGCCACGGCATGGCCGAACTCATGCGTTGCATAGCCTTCAGGAGTCGGGTTGGCATTCCAGTCATTGGTAGTCGGTCCCAGAGAGGGTGCGTAGTTATTCCACCGGTTGGAGTTGAATGCGATTACCTCGCGATTCTCTGATCCAAGGTATGGAGGTCCGAACTCGGCAATGCGACTCGGGTTCAAGCTACGTGTGGTGATCTGATTGACCGTAGCGTTGGGGAATTCGTCTTGGAGCTTCCCGAGTTGCTGTAGGGCTGGACCCATCGTTGCCGGATTCATCACAGCCAGAGATGGTGTGTACCACGTTCCTTGATGAGAGGCGTTGAGCGCGGCCACTTGCGACTGAAGTTGTACCCCTCCACGCAAGCGAGATAGATCGGTGTCGTTTTTGGGGTGACCCTGGTTGTCCAGCAGAGAGCCGTCATGGAGCCGGACCCAGCCGTAGGGCAGGTCGTCTCCCTCGGCTCCTGATGTCCAACGACCGTGATCGTCACGAGCTTGATCGTCACTGTATTTGAGAATACCTGAGCGCGCCATCTTGACGGCTGATACCGTGACGGCATCGCCGCTCCATGTGCGCCACTCGGCCTCTGCGGGAGACACGAAGTAGCCCATTGCGCCGGGTATCGGATGCGCTTCCACCACGCCTATCTGGGACGTGTCCAGTCCGGCGTAATACTTCGGATCGGGGTTCCAGAAGACTGGGTCGGTTGGGCCACCGTGAACGCTCTGTGCGAGCAGGAACGAACGGTAGGCTGTGAACCGGTCGGACTGCGCCTCGTCTGGGGTAGAGGGGCGAAGCCATGACGTGTAGCGCTCCTGGCCGTCGCCACCAGTGACATGTCCGCCATTGAGATCAGGATGCCAGCCAAGATCGCCGTAGGTCTGTTTCATCTGATCTTCTGAGGCAACCATGCCGGGGAAGTCCTTGTTCATCGAGGTTACCCGGGTCTCTCCGTTCAGCAAATTGTCGTAGGCGCCCTTGCCCGCGGTGGACTCGTAGAGGTGAGCCATGCCTTCGTCGCCGTTGACAAACCCGCCAGCCTGAGCCCGCGCCGCCAGATCGTCCATGGTGATCTTGCCCGTCGCCACGTCGTGAGACTCGATCATCGTCTCGGCGATCCGGTCTGCGTACGCCTTGTCCGTTGTCAGGCTTATCGTGTCGGTTGTGCCCCCGCCCAGACCGGTGGACTTGATGCCTGCTGCCTGTAGCTCGTCCTGAGTCATGAGTCCATTAGCCAGCACCGCATCGCTCGCAACGGTCGCGTGGTAGAGCGTATCGGGAAGCGGGGCCACAGACTCATACCCATTGGGGAGGTTAGGAACCCATCCGCGCTTGCTGGCATCCTCAGGGCTTATCTTGCCAAGAGCCACGCCCCGGTTGATGGCGGTGTCCCACTTCTCTCGCTCGATCCGTGCGGCGCGGAAGTGATCCATTTGCTGATCGGTGGTCATCTGGTCGAAACCAGCAGGCAGCCCACCGGCAGGTTTCTCGCCTGGATCGGTCCAGCCTCCGCCGTCAGTCCACATGCCGTGGTCGTCGCGAGGTTCGTCGGATACGTCACGCTTGGTGACAGATTCCTTCACCACGGTGCGATTGCCGTCGGCGTCGATATGCTCCACTGAACGAACGTTCATGGCGGTCCCGGGGCGGATCGGGACTTCTGGAAGCACCGCGTCTCGATACTCGTAGCTCCCGATCTCACGCTCCATCACCGGACGGTCCTTGGGATTGTCCCAGTCCATGACGTGGTCGTAGCCAGGGTGTTCAGCCGTCACGATGAACCCATGCTCATCCTTGGCTTGCTCCTCCACCCACTTCCGGTCGTGCGTCCAGTGCATCCCGTATCCCGCGCCCTCGCGCAGGGTGTCGCCGGGGACATAGCGGTAGAGAGGCAGCGAAACGTCGCCCTTGGTCGTGCCCGTCTCAGGCATCGCCGACTCCCCGGCGCTCCACTCCCCGTGATCGTTCCGCGGCTGGTCGTCGCTGTACTTGTTCCTATTCGAGTGCTCGCTCACCAACGCGATCAGCTGCGCTCGAACTCGGGCGATGATGGGATTCAGGGAGTCGTCTCGACGCTTGCCTCCTGAGGAGATCGTGATAGTGCGGGCACGCTTCGAAGTCTTTCCTGCGGCTGCTGTGTTGGCATCTCGCATGATCGAGCCAACCGAGGTGCCCGGCGAATCGTAGTTGGAGAATGATCCGATGTTGTCCCCCGTCCGGGGGTCCGACACATCGAGGGTGAACGTATCAGCGTTGCGAGCAGCCGATGCCACCAGCGTTCTCTGGGCGTCCGTCATGGGCCGGGAGATTTCAAGGTTGACATCTCCGCCTCCTGTCGTCAGCACACGGATGTACCCGGCTCCGAGCATCCTGCCCATCGTGGAGGCTGTGTGAGAGTCGTTTGGGTCGAGATGATCCGTAGCTCGGTCTTGGGACGATACGAGGCTGCCCAAGTCACGGTGATCTATGCTCCGCTGACCCGCAAGATAGTCCTTCGGCCATGCTGAATGGCTCCGATCCTTTGGGTCGGGCACGAACTGATTGCCCTCACGATGGTAGCCAACGGCCTGAGAGCGTCCAGAAAAGTCGAGCATGATGCCGCTTGGAGCAATATACCCTGCCTCACTAAGGTCGTGGGTCACTCCGAATTGGAGGATAGCTCGTTCCTCAAGATCAGGCGGACCTGCGTCGCCGATAGTCCACCGACCTTGATAGTCACGAGCCTCGTCATCGCTATATTTGAGAGTATTCTGAATCTGATGCTTTAGATCGAACGGCATGTATTGCGCAGCCGGGTACGTCAGGAAGGTGCGCACGCGATCCGGATCGTCGGGCAGGGCATTCTGGAGCCACGCCATGAAGGCTTTGGGTTCGTTCGGCAGTGACCATTTCGGCATGCGCTCGAACTGAGGCTGCTCGCTCAGACTCATGGGACTACCGTCACGGTCACGATTGTTTTGTCGCCCCTGACTCCAACGCTATCAATTCGCATATTGAGGCCCCTGTCCAGAAGCACCTCTCCCTCATTTGGGTGCAAGCTGACACTGCCGCCGATAGGCGCCTTGAGCGAGGTCAAGTCCAGCCCGTGGGTTCCCTCGTTCGTCTGAATACGAAGCATGATGTCGGACCCGAAGCGATCTGTTACCGAAGACCCAAACTTGGTGGTCGAAATGAATCCCTTGTCTGAGATTACCGTTCCGACTGCCGCCTTCAGGTCTTTGGTAGCAAACCCATCTACCTGATTGACTCCGCGGTTAAGAGTCATGGCAGGTAGGGTGTGGGTAGACATCATCTTGTCCAGCACGCGACGTTCGCGATCCACTTTGGACTGCGGCGGAGGTGTGTTTCCAAGATGATGGTCGCCCCAGTTGGAACGCCAGTCCACACCACGGAGGGTACCGTTGATCCCCGTGTAGTCCTGATCGGCATACTCGCGTAGCGCACGAAACTCAGTGTCGGAGACAGCGCCACCATCGCCGAACTGTCCGCCGTCGGGGCTGCCCGCTGGGACTCGGGGTTGGTCAGGGCTGTACTTGCGCAGGATCGCGGCTAGTTCGAGCAGGGCGGAATCAGGTAGAGCCGAGAGGTTCACTGAGCCTCGTCTGGCTTAGCCTCTGGCTCCTTGCCGTCGTTCTTCCGAATGGAATCGCGCATGGACTCCACGACTGAGTCCGCAAAGGCGTCGAGTTCCTCTTCAGTCATGTTGTCCAGGTCTTTTGGCACGGGGAATGCTCCAAGGAACACCCGCCCGGTCTTAGCCTTCGGGTCGGTCACCTGTGCCTCCAGTCGGTATCTCTGTCATGTTCACCACGTCCCAAATGGACTGTTGGTTACGGTCCTGGCCCAGTTGGATCGCCTGATCCAGACCCTGAGGATTCTCAACGGGATCGAGAACAACCTCGTTATGCGCTGTGTCCAACCAACCGCCAACCCAACCGGCCTTAGTCAGCTGAGAAGACTTGTCCTTTAGCCATCCCTTTACGAAGTCCCGAGCGGCCTTGTTGTCTGTCATGAACTTGGCGCTCTTCATTATCCCGCTGTGACCCTGAAGAGCCACGACGTACCCGGCGGTCGGAGGCTGACCAGTCCGTACATTCAGCGTGAAGCCGCCGTTCTCGCGGAGTGCGTCACGCATCGAGCCCACACTTGGGCTTCCGTCGCCTGTGCCAAACCGGCCATGGTCATCCCGCGGCTGATCCGGCGAATACTTGGTGAGTGTGGCAGAGTCGTCGGAGACCGTCAAGGGGTTTATTCCCCGCTTGTGCAGTTCTTTCTCAACCGCGCCTAGGAGAGCGGTGACGATCTTCTGCTTCTGTGGGTCGGTCCATCCTTGAATCGGACCTGGGAGTGGTCTGTCGAGTGTTGGATGAATGAGTTCTCGGAATATGTCCGCGTCCCATCTGGCCGCGTCAATCGCCAGTTGGGTACCAGGACCGCCCAAATTGCGACTCGGAGCAAACAGGTCTGAGAGGATTTCTTTGATAGGTCTGTTCACGAACTGTTTCGGGTTGGGATAATCGTGGAAAATGTCCATGGAATCGTCACGTGTCCCGAGCCCCTCGCCAGCGCGGCCGGGGTCTGGAAGAGCCTGACCAGCGTCCGAACCACCCGAGGTCCATTGGCCGTGGTCATCCCGCGCCTCGTCGTCGCTGTACTTGTCCACAGGCGCAAGCTCACCGACTCGACAGTTGGTGCAGTCAGGGCCCCGCTCGAACTTGGTCATAGGGCTGTTGCACCGTGGGCAGCGACGCCCCTCACCCTGTGAGCCAGTCATATCGAAGTCGAGAGGATTCTGGCCGTCGAGATCGAACGGTGCAATGCCCGTCGCAAGCGGAGCAGACAGCCCGAACGACTTGATCCGATCTCTTGCAGCATCGAGCGCGGATGCACGCTCCATTCGTTCCAGGTCCGCGGTGAGCAGACGCATCTGGATTGGATCGAGCGCGGCAGGCTTGAACCTTGCGATGGTGCCCCTCTTGCGTAGGAAGCGACTTATCACGGCTAGTTCTGCCATCTGAGCTTTCTTGATGCTGTCCGACTCGTCCTGCATTTGCAGACCCCAGTCGGCTGTGTCGTCCATGCCCGTACCGATGAAGGCAGGTACTTCGTCCCAACCTGCGTCCTTGGCTCCGAGGGTACGGTGCCAGCCGTCGGCAATGTCGTACTTGTACTCGCTCTGGTCCTGACGCTCAATCAGGACAAGGGGGTCCATTGAGGCACCCTGCTTCAGGGAGCCGGAAATGTCGTTGACCTTCTGGGGGTTACGTCCACCCGGACGCCGGGCCATGTTGATGTCGGATAGCTTGACCTTGGGGTCGTATTCCCAGTTGCCAGTCTTGACCCACTCGACGGCCTTCTCAGGATACGAGCGGAGCAGGTAGGTATAGACGATCTTGGCCAGGTCGCCCTTGTACTTCACGTGAGCCTTGACTAGATCGGCAACGGTCAACTGATCGGTGAACGCTTGGTCTGCGGCGATCTTGGCGGCAGAGTCCCAGCCAAGATCGGCTAGTTTCTTCTTGGGCTTCGCTGGCGCGACCGGGGCGACGGCGGGTGTCTGCGTACCCGTTGCGACCGGAACGCTCGGCTGCGTGGCTGTGCCGGGCACAGCGGGCTTGCTACCGGGTGCTGCACCGTCAGTGGGTGGATGCTTGGTGACATCCTTGAGGTTGTCCGCAAATCGGTCGGCCAGTTCGTGGCGTCCCTTCTTGCGATCCTTCTTCTTGTCGGATAGCAAGGCGGCAGCGGGGTTGTGCTTCGGCTTGTCTGGATTCTTACCCAAGTCAGGCTGCAAGGCAGCCGTGAGGGCTTGTCCGGCTGGACCGCCAGCAGGAGCACCACCCGGCAGGCCGCCGGGAGCGGCAGGCGGAGGCGGTGACGGAACGTTCGGGTCGAGCGAGATGATCTGACTGCCGACCATGATGAACGGAGACTGAGTCAGTGGGAAGCCGTAGGCGTCGTCGCCGTTCTCAATGCGCTCCTGGTCGATGGTGGACTGACCGGAGAAGATGAGGGTCTGTTGAGTCGTCGCCTTCTTCTCGTCGTCCTCCTCTTCCTCGAAGTCCAGCCACTTCCATTCAAGGTCTTCCTGCTTGAAAACAGTCTGGATGATGAGGTCGAAGCAAGACTCCTTCCACCAGTTGCGGTCAGGCTCGGTGCGCTGTTCAGTGACAGAGGCGTTCTGCTGCTCCGCGACACCCTTACCGCCGGACAGCCCACCGGATTTGCCACCCGGGAGCATGCCGATTTCGTGAGGCTGGATGTGCATAATCATCGCCACTTGCTCTGCGATCATCTGGTCTATCTGCCACTGGCCGTCCATGTTCTTCTGTGGCTCGGATGACGAACCCGGAGGCAACACGATGATGCGGTGCTTCCATGCCTGGTCGCCTGCAATAGCGTTCAGGGTGTCCTGCAACTGGCGCTGCTGGGCAGGTGTGACGTACTGCGTTCCGGCGATGACGAATGTACCGGGGATCGAGCCCTCACCGTAAAAGTCAAGTAGGTAGTTCTGGCGCAACATCCCCAAGGTGAACGGGATCAGCGCTTGCTCGACCGGACCAAAGCCATAAGGCGAGTTGATCCGCGGCAAGCGCGGCATGTAGAGCAGCTGATCGCCCCGGTATTCCTTGACAGGTTCGAGGTCTTCCTTGACTCCGGCAGCAGCAAGGTCCTCTTTCATCGTTTCGAGGTCTGCGTCGGTCATGATGGCCTGATACTCAGATCGAGGCACACCCCAGAGATACTGCTGATATGCGGGGGCCGGTGGACGAGGCTTGGCCCCCGACAGGTCGTACAGCGGACGAATGCTGGCACCGTCGAGCAACTGAAGTTCGGACAGGTCGGAGCCAAACAGGCCCTTGCCTTCTACCCGAGTCGGGGCAAGATAGAGCGATAGGGCATCGATGACGATCTGCTGTTCGAGCGCCGCCGTGAACCAGTTCTGAAAACCGTAGTAGTTCGAGTCCAGATGCTTGAACCACTTGACGATCTTCTGAGCCCTCTCTCTCAGGTCCTTGACCGCCCCTTTGTCTCCCTTGGAAACGGCCTGAGCGTCAGCGGTTGGTCCAATGTCCCAGGACAGCCCGGCCATTTCGTCCCGTCGGATGTTGATGCAGGTACGACCCACGCTATACATGTCGGCGTACTTGTAGAGCACGCTGAACGGCGCGAGTTTGAACCCACCCTCGGTGCCCGGCTGCCCAACCGGAAGGTTCCAGCCGATGGGGTACTGATAGCGTCTTGGACCGGCACGTCCCGAATCCTCGGGTGTGTCGATGGGCATGGGAGGAATCGGAGATAGAGGACCGAACGCTCCATTGAGGAAGTCGGTCATCGGACGCGGTAACGCGGGCCCGATCTGTCGGCCCGCTACCCACTGAGAATAGCCCCCCACCAACGGGGAGATGCCGGGCACGGTGCCCGTGGTCATTTGGCTCTGAGCCGAGAGGGCGTTGGCAATATCCTTGGCGCTAGGTGCCGTTAAGCCACCTCGGAGTTAGGAGAGAGGTCGGGTTGGGGAGCGTGGGAGTGAGCGCCATGGAAACGCCACAGTCCATCTAAACCCAACAGCTGGACTGACACTCGGCCGACCTCATGAGGGAGTTTCAATGACAAGGTTCTCTATCCATTTTACGTTTTCCTTAGGCCACTCGTCGTCACGCCAGAACTCCACCTCTGCTGGCGTCTGTCCACCAGTCTGGAAACGGATGCGTTTGACCCTCGGACAAGCGGCCGTGTGAACACCGCCGCAGTTCGCACACTTTGAGGCGGCAAGAACATTGTACTGCTCTAGTGTGACTGTTTCGGGATCGGCTGGTGCGAGTTGACGTATCTGGTTAGACAAGTTCTCGTTTGCGTCCCGAAGCCGGTCGATCTTTACCTCGGCGTCCGTGAGATCGTCGTCCAAATCGTCCTTGTCACCAACGAGACGATTGATGACACTATTCAGCCGTTCTATTTCTTTTTGTGCGATGACGAGTTGACTCTTGTAGTGTGTGCGCCAGCGACTATTCAATTCGGTCGCCTCTCCGATATGTGTGCCGCTTTCTCCCAAGCGTTCAGAGCCAAATTCCACTCCAAGCAATCTTCGCAGACCACTACGACATTTCCTTTGGTGTCGGCGTTGAACAACTTGGTCTCATCTTCTTTGGTGGCCGGGACGTTTGCCTCGAACTCCATCTTACAGGAGTAACAGGTATAGGTTGTCATAGCCGTCACCCTTGGTCGCCGAAGCCACCCGTCATGAACAACACGAGCCAATACAGCTGCGGTATGAGTCCGATGCCGCCGATGAGAAACCGCACGACAATTCGGCCGGTGTCCTGACTCCAAAAGATATTGCCAACCTCCGTGTTGAGAACGGTCAACAGGAAGACGTTGGTCAGGATCGTGATGCCCACGGCAACCAATGCACGCTCTCTCAGAGCACGCACCTCAGGCGCATGGCGGGAAGCTCGAACGAGAATGACTGCCACCGGCCAATCAAGTACGGCCGCCAGGATCAGAAGTAGGATCACAACGCTGCTCAGCGTTTCCAAAGACGGCCTCCGGCTCTCTCATATGACTGGACCATTAGCGTGGCCCGATCTTGGGCGTCGGCCACTCGTTTCATGCTTCTTTTCACCTGCAAGACTACATCGTTTGTACGTGCCTCGCGAGCCTCTTGATCCTCACGCTTGTACCATGGCATAAGCCGTTCGAGGAGTTTCATTTCTCCCCCCTGCGAACACCTGCAATGAAGCCGTCGAACTTGTCTGCCAATGCCGTGAGGGCGGCCACAGTTTGTTCGCCAATCGCGGTAGCCTTGTCGCCCCGTTCAACTTCGCGGTCGTAGATGACTCCCGGTACGAGCTTGCCGGTGTAGATGAGGGCCAGCACACCGAACATCACGAATACGGCGAATACCCATCCGCCAGCGTCCGTGATGGGTTTGAGGGCTGCTAGGAGTGCCGGGTCCGCTAAGACCTCCTAATGCTTCCGCCGAGCCAGGCCCAATTCTTCGGCCATAGCTCGGCGGATAGAAACGGTGACTTCCTCAGAGAGGTAGGGACCGATGGCGTGGAAGAAGGCGCTTATGACCGCGTTCTGGAGACGAACATGCTCACGAGAACACCAATCCTCGTGCTTGCTTATTCGTTTCGTTGTGCGGTGCAGAGCCGATCTTCGCGCCTTTGCCACTTACTTGGTCAGGAACTCGCGGTCGGTCTCTTCGTTGTAATCAAACGAGAATCCCAACTGCGACAGAATCCAGTTGATGACCAGCGGCCAGACCTCACGGCGCAGAATGCCGATCACGGTGTAGGCGACTGTGGTCACAACGAGCAATGTTTCCGCCGTCGCCTCAGTCGTGTTGTGAGGCAACACCAGATTGAGAGCGCTGACTGCGGCCACAACTCCAACGACGATGTCGCGGAGGACCTTCTGAGCACCGACCGGAAGGATATCCCACGTGTTGGCCAGGAAGAGGATTACCGCCGAGACGGCTCCTCCGAACGCCTGGATAAGCCGATTGATGAACGCCATGTTGACCCTTTCCGACTAGCTAGTTGATTGAGCAGACTGCTAAAGGGAAGTGTAGCGCATAGAGAAAGGCGCCAGAGCGAAGTGCCCTGACGCCTTTCGAGCAAGAGGGGGAGAGTAAATGGTTGCAAGCCTAAGAGGCTAGGTCGTCTCTGTCAAGACCTCTTCTTCACGTCGCTTGACGTGTGTTACATCCTCTTCTCGCACTAACTCTTCCCAGTCCCGCATTGCTTCACCAACGAGATAGGTGATACCCATGCGATACGTGCAGCCTTCGTGCTGGCACGCGCCTCGATATGGATAGGAGCGACACATCCATGGGCGTTGCTCGTACGCCGTACACAGTCGAGTCTCGGTGTCCCAATGACGACACGTGTAGAGCGGTTGTGGGCTGTACTCGATCCACCTAGGTAGCGCACCCAGCCCGAGGTCGGTCCAGCGCTCGATTGCCTCGTGACGATTGAGAGGGACGAGCATGTCGGCGATGAACTGGCGCTCCGTCAGTGGATCGCCTCCCGGGTCATACCAAGCGGCAATGCCGTCGGGCCCAGCTACTTCCCAGGACAGTGGAAACACTGCACAGCAGCGGCCGTCGCAGGTCGGCTCAGACACCGAGATGACTCTTGGTTACCCAAGCCCAGTAGGCGCGGAGGCGCCAGGAGAACGGGACTCGTGTCAGATCGTGTAAATCGCACGTATGGCCGCAACCACAGTTGGACCAATGACAGGCGACCCAAGGAGTATGTCGGTAGAAGATGCGACGCCAGACCTTCACGACTGGCTGTCCATTTCTGCCTTGTCTCGTTCGTTTTGAATGCGAGCCCCGAGCGCCGAGATGGCCAGGTCGAGGTCCTCTTCACGGTTGCGTGCGGTGGCCATGTGGACCACACACTCCTCCCAGGAGTCGTAATCGATGGCCTCTTGCCCTACGTGGTTGAAACACTGCCCTGGGTGCTGGCCTCCGAGTAGAACTTCTTCCGCGGCTTTGAGCACGTTCATGACAGCAGGTTGAACGGCAAGAAATACGACCGCAGCCCTTCCGTCCTCCATGTTGAGGTAGAGGCTCTTAGCGGCCTTGGCACGGAGAAAGACATGCTCGAACTCGTTACTCGTCTGCATCGACCCACTCCACGGATGCAACGACCTTGACTACGTCGGTCTCGGCTACGGGTATGCGCTCGGGATGAATCACGACGCTTCCGGCCATGTGGCCCCACTTGGACAGGAGCAGACTACCGCTGTCGGTTCGCCCCTCGACCACCATGACCTCTCCGGTGGACTTGAGGCGGACGTGATCGCCAGCGGTGAGGTAGGACATCAGAGCACCAGACCACAGATGGTCGCAATGATTGCACAAGCGGCGAACAGGACCATGAAGATGAGGCCGGTCCCCGCGGAAGCTATCGCCTCGTCCGCGGTCCAAGTGGAAGGAGAGGCGAAGAGGCAAATCAGGAACCACAGGCACATCCCCAACGCGGCGATGAGCAGCCCCACTATGAGGCCGACATTGAACGGGTCCATCATTCCTCCGTTGGAATTGGTGTCAGGCGAGAGTCGCGCTTCGAGGCGATCTGTCTCGTCGCCGTCAGGATGGCGCAGCACTCCTCGCCGATCTCACCCTGGTCAACCTCTTCGAGCCATTGCTGCGTGTGCGATTCGAGGACGGTCCTCAGGGAGGCCTTCAGCTGTTCCTGTAGGCCGTCATCGAGCTTGTAGGTGCGGTTCTGCTTGGCCACTTACCAAATCCTCTCCTGGTTCGCATCTTCCCGTTGGGCTAGATCATCGACCCTTCGCTGGCACGTGTCAAGCCCGTCTAGCAGGGGTTCGTCATGCGTGGAGCAGTAACCTGTCGGCCAGCCAGCCTTCTTGCCACAGGGCGCGCTCGCGTCATAACAGCGAAGCCCTCGCCCAGGGTCGGCCGAAACCTCAACCTCGTCGGGCTCCCAGACTGGCAGGAGCAGGCCGTCCTCGACCGCTTCCTTGGCGCGTTCGCGCATGTGAGACATGCTTTCCAGTCGTCCGGTCGTCTCATCGAACTGACGCTCGACCTCTACGAACCCGAGGCGTGCTTCCTCAACCTCCACTTTGTAATTCATTCGTCCTCCAGCACAACGGGGGGAAGCCCCGCGTCTCGGTTGAGATGGACCATACCGACATCTTTGAGCGAGACGCGGTTCGAGTAGAACGTGATCCCAACGGCTGGCGTCAGGTGCCCGGCTTTGATAGGCTCGTCGTCCAATTCTCCTTCAAGTAGGAGTTGGCCGTCTTCGAGCCAGACGCGAGTCACCTTGCCTGCCGAAGGTAGGTCGTGGCGGAAGTTCCATGACAGGCATGGCAGGTCGCTGATGTCCACCAGCGTGGGATCGACTAAGTCGTTGTCACCACCCGCCCGTTGATCGTCAACTGAGCGGAGCAGAACACCGTGAAAATGTTTCATGTCCAATCCAAGTGAGAGATGAGGAAAAGAGTTGGACCGACTATCAGCCAGAAAACCATGCCCTGTCAGGAACATGCCGAACTCGGTGCCGTCCTCGAATGCGCGTCGACCAGCCCTAGGGATTTGACCCCCATACCCGTCACGACGACCTTGGATAGGGCAGGTGTGCTCATCGATCTGCTCAGTGAGGTTGGGCGTGGGCGGACGTGGTGGTATGTCACTCACAGGCGGGTGTCCCCTTCTGGATGGACTCGCCTGACGTGGTCCTGGTAGCCCTCGGCCGTTACGAACTCCGGCGCCATGAAGATGCCCATCGACTCGCGACAGCGGCCGCAGGTGTATGGGTGGCCCGGGACGCCGAACCCGATCAAGCACGAGCCCCCGCAATCCGGGCAGTAGCCGTCGATCAGGCGATGCTCGCCGGTCGGCTTGAGCGCCTCGTTGGCGATGGGTGCGAGCAGCGACAGTTGGTGCCGGAGGCGGTCGTTTTCGGTCTGGAGCCGGTCGTGATCGGCGAACAATTCGCCCACGGTCTGCGGGTCGGCCGCGGCCAGCCATCGGGCCTGCGCGTTGTCCATGTCCACGATGTCGTCGCGGTAATGGCACTCCTGCACGGCCAGTTCGGTCGCGGTCTTGTATCGCCCGTTCCAACCCCGCGGCGTCGCGGGCGGCCGATCAAAGAAGGTGAACTGCGCGCCCTGCATCCCCTTCCGCGCCGCGCCGGCGACAGTGCAGATGCCATCGTGGACGGTCGCGAGGATTATCGAGCCGCTGGTATGACCAAACCATCGCCAAGGGCCAGGCGTCACCAGAGGGAGCAGTGCGCGCAACCGCTCTCGTCGCTCCGTTGGCTCGGAGAGGGTCAGCAGGGCGGCTTTGCCTCGATCAGGACTCACTAGCGGCTCAGTCATGCCGCACGAGCCGAGTCATGCTGTACTCGACCAGGCCCACGTTCCGTTCTGCTAGGAGATCGGCCAGTCTGTGGAGATCGTCTGAGGCGCTCATGCCGTCTCCTTGAGTGCGACGAACTGGTTCTCGATGATGTGTGCTGTGGCCTCACGGCGGTCGCCGATGAAGGTGCAGCCGCGGCAAATCCACGGGCCCTCATCCTCGATCACTTCGTGGTTGTCGGTCGGGACGTTGCAAAGTCCACGGCGCCACTTGCGCGGAGTTCGGGTCTTGCTCATGATGGCCTACTCCCAATTGCTTGTATCCATGCTTTGGTAAGCGTCATCGCCTCGTCAGGCGGCAACCCTTCGGCTAGCAGTTCTCGATAGTAGCCCACTGTCAGCCGAGCGAGAGCCTTGATGCCTTCTTCCTCGACCACGCTCGCGCCTTCGGGCGGAGCCAACTTCAGGTTGGGTTTGTCACCCATGCAGTGCTTCCAGCCTCGCTGCATCGAGCAGCTTCTTGGTTGCGCTCGACAGCACCTTGCCGAGCATCTTCTTGTCCTCGTCGGACAGGGCTTCGTACTCGGCTCCGGCTTCTCGAACCACGTCGTTATACATGGCGCGCAGAACGTCTCCCGTCAGCCGTACGTCAAGCGGATCGAGGGGGATGGCATCTCCCGTCTCGGGGTCAACTCCATCCGCAACCTGGTCGAGAACGTGCTGAAGCCGCATCGGTGTGGCGTAGTCGTTCACGAAGTTGGCCAGATTGGTCATGTCAGGAAGCTCGCGCAGTGGCTTCTGTACCCGAGCATTCTCGGCGAACGCGGCGGCCTTGAACTTGCCGATCAAATAGTGGCCCCATCCGTCCTTGGCGGGAGGGTCCTGGGTGATACAGATGCCTTCGCGCTGCGTGGTGGCGATCAGGCTCGTACCCTCGCGCCATTCGTTCAGTGTCTCGATTGGGGGCAGACCCTTGTCCCAGTAGAGCAGCGGGACCATCTTGACACCCAGGATCATGCAGGCCAGAGCCAAGGCATCGTGGTCTACGAGCGTGCCAGATGGCAGCATGAGACCGAAGGCGTAGAAGTTGCGCTCGCCGTAGTCGATGCCCTTCTGGATGCCCTTACCAGCCCACTCACCGAACAGTGTTGCTCCGACAGCCAGAGCGCTCACGTGATCCGCGGCATACCCGACGAATCCCTGCTGTGCTTCTCGTGGCCACAGTTCAGGATCGCCCTCGAAGATCACGTTGTTTCTGGTGCCGACCCAAGGTGTCTCGTCGTTGTCCAACCCAAAGCGGGCGTTGAAGCCATGAATCTTCTCAGTGATTACCCACTTGGCTTTCGGATCGAACCACATCTCGCGTTCGGCTTGGATACGCTCGATGTTCTCCAGATGCGGCCAAAGGGGTCTGTCCTGCATCCGCTCGCTAACGTCGTCGTTCATGCCTTCTCCGTCTGAGGGTTTTGTGAAGGACATGGTAGTCAACTGACTGAGGATGTCAAGGGAGGAGAGGCAGGGATCGCACCTGCTGCCCCGGGGGCACATTTCGGCGGCACGCGAGGCGTGACGGTGCTCTCCTCCGCTTAGATGTTACCTCAAATGTTCCGTTCACGACATAGATGAGGTAATGAAAGGCCCCTCCGTTTCAACCCTTTCGGGCCGGAGGGGCAAGTTTTGTCTGGTGTCAGCGTTGCTAGGCGGGGAGTCCGGCTATCGTGGGCTTGCACCGATAGCGACTTAGCCACTGCATGTTCCGGTGGTACCGGTCTCTGTCCCGCCGCGCCGTGGACATTTAGGGTCCGTCTTGGCGCCTGTCATCCAGACCTCTTCACATCTTGGTTGCTATCCAGGGAGACGAGCCCTGTTTGTGGGAGGTTATGAGCCTCTCTCGGATGCCGACCCGCCGACAGCTATGTAACTGACCTAGAGATTACCACGCATGTCAAGTCTGCGCTGAAGAGTGAACGCCACGATGGCTCCACCGAACAGCAAGGCCTCAATCAGCCATAGCCCTGAGCCGTCGTCGTTCGAGGATGATCCCGTTGTCGCAGTAGTCGGAGGCGTAGGAATAGGGCTGGAAGAAGGATCAGTCGAAACGCTAGGCGAAGGCGTCACCTTGGGAGTCGGGGACGGACTGGGCGAGGGACTCGGAGAATCACACGTCTTAGGGTTCGCTACAAGCGTTCCGCTGGTGTGTGAACCATCGCTCGTGGAGGCCTCAATAGCCTCGCCAGCCGTGGCGCCTATGCCAGTGAACGGGCCGAAGTCCTGCACCGCGCTAGAGCCGTTCTGCGCTTGATCGTAGATTGTGGTCCCATCGAGCTTCACGATCAGACGAACGCCGTCGTACACTTCGCCATGAACGGTGATGGAGTAGTTGCCCTGGCAATCGACTGTGCCAGTGATGGTCGCAACGTTGTGCGCCAAAACGGCGGAGGCCGTGGTAAGCATGAGCAGCAACGCCGCTGCCAAACCGATAGTAACCTTTCTCATGTCTTTCTCCCCTGAGTAAAGATTTGGTACCGACGACAGGAGTCGAACCTGCATGGTTTCCCGCTTGCTTCTAAGGCAAGTGCGTCTGCCAGTTTCGCCACGTCGGTATGTTGGTGCCGAGGGAGGGATTTGAACCCTCATGGGCCATCCGGCCCACCAGCTTTTGAGGATGGCGCGTCTACCGTTTCGCCACCTCGGCATGGTTCCGAAGACTGGGGTCGGGCCAGTGACCTGCGCGCCTTCAACGCGCCGCTCTTACCAACTGAGCTACTTCGGAAAGGTTTGGTGAGTCCGGTCGGGTTCGGACCGACGACCCGTTGCTTAAGAGGCAACCGCTCTGGCCGCTGAGCTACGGACCCACGCAAAGGTTACCTGAAATGAAGATCGAAAGTCAAGAGGGAAGTTGGACCGCCGACCGGGACACGATCCCGGGACCTCCACCATGGCAAGGTGGCGTTCTTCCGGCTGAACTACCGGCGGTCTGGTGGGTGCCTCGGGACTCGAACCCGCGTGCTCCGTAGAGACCTGATTTACAGTCAGGCCCGGTTGCCCACTACCGGCAACACACTCAATTGGTGGAGACAGAAGAGACTTGAACTCTCAACCTTCTCGGTGCAAGCGAGTTGCTCTTCCAATTGAGCTACTGCCCCGCGACAGTTTAACATACTTCCCCAGTCTCGTCTTGACGGCATGGTCCCACACGCACAGAACTTGTAGGTTGTGCAGATCGTTATTGGCCCGGTTGCCATCAATATGATCTACGTCCAACATGCGCGGGTCCTCGTCGTACCCACAAACCATACATCTGGGGCCGAGGTGAGCGAAAGCACGAGGACGATAACTGGCCCGTCCGTCCTGATAGTGCTCGATCTTAAGAATGCCTGAACTTAGGCGTTGAGCCTTATCCTTACACGAACGCCCACAAAAGGACAGGGGAGACTTGAACTTCTTAGGAAGGCGCGTGATCATGGCTCCACAAAAAGCACACGCCTGAGTCTCCCGGGCCTCTTGACTGGCCCTGTCGGAACATCCCCTAGAGCAATATTTCTGGGTTCTATACGGGGGGCACAAGAAGTTAGTTCCGCAGGCACAAGTTCTGTCTTCCAGCGTTCGTATGCGACCGCCCCAGAACCCCCTCTTTGGATGATCCATACGTCTCCCAAGTTTTGGCGCCCGAGGTCTGGGATCGAACCGACGACCTGAGGTTTACAAAACCCCTGCTCTGCCACTGAGCTACTGCGGGCATGGCAGTAGTCTATCAGACAAGTCAAGAGGTTGGCGCTGGCGGTCGGACTTGAACCCACATCCTGCTGTTTACGGAACAGCTGCTCTGCCTAATTGAGCTACGTCCAGCGCTGGCGCCCCGAGCAGGATTCGAACCCGCAATCTGGGCTTAGAACACCCATACCGATCCAACCGGATCGGGGCAAGGAAGATTGGTACTCTCGGCCAGACTCGAACTGACACCTTCGGTATGTAACACCGTGGCGCTTCCATTACGCTCACGAGAGTGTGGCTCCCCTGACAGGACTCGAACCTGCACCCAGGTCGTTCGAAGCGACTGGCTCTTCCGTTGAGCTTCAGGGGAGCGAGTTACCGCGCCCGGCATAGCCGCTCTGCCATCGTGGTAGCTACTTCCACGACCAGGGAGTCGAACCCTGGGTTACCGACGCTTAATGTAGTGGTCCCGTCTGTCGGACTCGAACCGACGATTTCCTGAGTGAAAATCAGGGGCCTTAGCCTCTTGGCCAAGACGGGATTTGGCTCCGGCAGCAGGGATCGGACCTGCGACCAAGCGGTTAACAGCCGCCCGTTCTACCACTGAACTACACCGGAACGTTGGTAGGCCAAGGTGGAATTGGACCACCGACCTGACGGTTATCAGCCGTCCGCTCTGAAACCACTGAGCTACTGGCCTGAGGGCAGTCTATCAGAGGTTGCAGAAGAAACGCAAGTGGGAAGTTTGGCACCGGTCCAAGGACTCGAACCTCAGTTTGGCGGTCCAGGGCCGCCCGTCCTACCGCTGAACGAGACCGGTGTGGTGCTCGCGGCTGGACTCGAACCAGCAGGCCAGCGGTTTATAAGACCGCCGCACGGACCATCGTGCTGCACGAGCGTTGGTACGAGCGGGGAGATTCGAACTCCCACCATCTTGGTCCCAAACCAAGCGTGCGGCCGTTACACCACACTCGTACGTTGGTGAGTCCAGACAGGCTCGAACTGTCAACCCTTCGGTTAAAGGCCGAGTGCTCTGCCATTGAGCTATGGACCCATTGTTCGGGGTGATCCCTTCGGATCATGGAGCCCGAGGCATACAGAAGTCCTCGTCTGCACAGTCGGGCGCTACCCGGCGCGATGTAGTGGCGGACGGAGTAGGACTCGAACCCACACGGCTGTGACACCATCACGCTTTTCAGGAGCGATAAGCACACCAATGCGTCCGTCCGTATGGAGGCCAGGGGCGGGCTCGAACCGCCGAACTTCCCTTTTGCAGAGGGAGCAGTTGCCACTCCTGCACCGGGCCAAGATTTGGCGGATCGGGAGTGAGTCGAACACTCATCGGTGTTACCCGGCCTCCGCTTAGCACGCGGGCGCAATGCCGTTCTGCCACCGATCCGTTGGCACGGCGGCAGGGTGATGGTCCCTGCATGAAGGTTTTGGAGACCGACACGCCTACCGAGGCTCCACCGCAGGGATTACGATACCACGACTTGTCAAGTCGTTTCTCTTGGGTCGTTTGGCGCGATTTGGATTGACTCCGGAAGCATACTGAGCCCGACGCCATGCGTTCCTCGTCGCGTTCGGCCCAGGCTCGCGAAGCATTTGGCGACAGCGTGCAGCATGGCCCTCGGCAACAGATGCGTACTTCTTGGTCGGCTTGCGCGCAGCACTCACGTTGCATCGGAAGTGGGAGAATGCGATGTTGGTGAGGTCCCAAAACAAGGCTACGTCTTCGTCCAGCCAAGGTTGGACGTGGTCCAGCGTGAAGTCGTCCACGGACATTTCGTTGCCACACCTCAGGCATACGTTCTCCCCCAAGCGAACCAACAGCGAGAACATTACCCGCCTCTTCAGCCGATTGACTGCGGCGCCCGTAGATTCCCCGAGTTGCAGGTCTCTCTTTGCCTGAGAGGTAGTTCTCATAGCGCCCTCCTAGCGCATGGATCGGCCCCCAGGAGGGCTTCCTACCCTGGGGGCCGATGGTAAATACGCTCCAAGTTGCAGCCGCCACCACGAGAGCACCAGTCTGAAGATCGGCGTCCGAAGGGATTAGCCCCCGGCTTGGGATGGTTGGCGGATTTGATGCAGCTTTGCCCTTTCAGTTGTCAGCGCTCACGTTAGGAACTTTGCGCTTTCAGGGTTCAGCTTTTCGATGGGGTTAGATGACTTTCAAGGTCATTGAACCAATTATGAATTGGTCGGATGGTCCTTCAGCCTTCTCTCTGTTCGCCACCGAAGCGTATTAGCGTTACTCCTTTGCGGGGTTGTAAATCTGCGTGACGCTGATGGTCAAGGCGTTAGACGCCCAGCCGGGCTTGGGTTCGACGCCGCCGTTCCAGTGACCCGAGATAGATACCTGAACGGACTCAGTGTCCTGAGCGACCTCCAAGACGAAATCGTCGGCGAGAACGAGCGCGCTTGTCAGCAGGTCCCCTCCCGCCTCGATAGCCACTTGCTTATTGACCAGGTCGGCAGCCTCGAAGGCGTCTTCGACAGACTCGTCCGGCTCGACCTTGAACGTTACCGAGAAACTCATTCGTCCTCCTTACGGTAGGGTGATGGTGACCGTTGCATTGCGAAGCGAAAGCTGGCCGTCCAGTGCGCCCAAGGTTGTTTCGAGGGCCTCGATCTGGTCGGACAGTTCCTTCTCGTTGATGTTCACGACCCAGTCTGTGACCGCGGTCTCGGACTGATTGTCCGTGGTCTTGCCGCCCTGTGACTGCGCCTTCTGGCGTACCGCTCGAAGCGTGCTGGCCATCGAGTTCAGGCGAGAGCGCTGACCTTCGGAGACTTCGCGGCGCCAGGTCAGCCAGTCAGTGATGGTGCGCGTCTTGTTTCCAATGGTGATGGTCGTCGCGGCATTGGCTCGGGCGATGCCGGAGCGGATGTCAATGAGACGCTGTTCCAGGTCCCCGATGGACTGAAGAGTCTGCGCGATCAGCACCTCGGAGGTGCCATCCTTCTCGTGGGGATCGCGGGCTGCGGCCGGACGAGCCAGGAAGTCGATCACGAACTTCTGCTTCTTGTCGATCCGCTTGACGAGAGTCGGCACCTCTGCGAGGGCCTCGGTAATCGTGATTTCCATGTCACTTTCTCCTGTGTGAACTTTGACCTTGGTAATGGTAGTCGGTCTGTCAAGGCTCTAGTGAGAACCCAACCTTCTTCTTGGTCTCACCCTTCTTGGGATATTCCTCGGCGATAGCGCGATGTTCGCCGCTATTTGCCGAATTGGTTCCCCGTGCCCGTGTCGAGGCTTGAGGGTCTCGTGACCAGCGCTGGTCGCGAGGCACCAACGTCGGGTTTCGTCTCCATTCCGGCCAGCGATTCACTTCGGCTGCGGCGTCCCGGGCCACCTGTCGGTAGAGTTCTTCTGGATGATTCATGCTCGCTCCTCTTTCTCCTCAATCTGCTCGCTTAGGGGTTGCTCGACATCTCCTACACAGTCCTGGAAATCATCGATTGCTTCGAGGCCATGATCAGAGGGTAGCGCCAGCCTGTCATACATCAGGGTTATCCCCACGGGGCACAACAAGGAGGACGCCATGGTTAGGGACGATGTGAAGAAGCTTCTGGACGCGGCCCACGAGGCCACGGTGCTTGGACGGGCGAGGCAGCACATAGACAAGACCGGACCGATGGCGATCAGCCTGAACGACGACGCTGATGTCGCCATCACCGAGTACATGTTCGCCGTCGCGGACGCCCTGGAGGCCGCCGTCTATCGGCTCGCCGAGGCGATTGACTCCGGCACGAAGTAGCTCTTCGTCCGTAGCCGGACGAATTTCCAGCCTGTCACGCATGGCCATCATAGCGCTCCTTCTACAGTAGAGGGATAATTGCGGACCCCGCCAGGACTTGGTAGAGCAGACGATAGCCGTCTGGCAGTATCGGGATAGGTGCGTTCACGCTACTCTTTCCGACTTGAATAGTCCAGCCGGAGGCGGAGACGCGGTATCGAGCACCGAGCCGTTGGTGCAGCTGACCCAATACTTCTGGCAGTGAGAGCAGAAGTCCCAACGGTTGTGAGGCGCCTGCACCGCGATGCCTACGAATTCCAGCCACGTACCACAGTAGTGGCGGCCTCGCTTGTCGCTCATCGGATACGAGCGAAGTCAGACATGCCGCTGTGAACGTCTCGGCCGGAGAGACCCGCATCGGCAACGCCAGTGGCGATCCTGGCAGCAGTGCGCTTGTCACTCAAGGACTGCACGCGGGCGAACTCATCCTTGGTGACGCACTGAGCATGTCCAAGACACTCAATCTGATACCCCAAGTCCTGAAGGGCTCGACCGATAGCGATGGTCTCGCCGATCTCGTCCAATCGAACGTCGTTCTTGGAACGATAGGCCGTGCCGTGGCCGGTGAGTCCCACAGCTGGCTCGGCGCCTGACCAAGTCAACTCGACCTCTGTGATTCGTCCACGTCTTGCTACCTGAACGCCCATGTTTGATTCTCCTTGCCCTTTCATTGCCGGTTACGGCGGCTCCGGCAGGCTCTCGACGTTACCAGTTGACTTGTCTGGCCGCACGCCCCACAAGTTGGTGCCTCGCACCGTGCAGTTTAGCGCGAATCACGAGTTCGTCAAGGTTGGATTTAGCGGGTCGCTTTCCAAGGTTGGCCACTCACCTTCGGGGTACAGCGCTGTGACGACGCAGGCGCGAATCTTGTCGTACACCACCACCACGTCATTCCCTTGGACATTGACCCGGTGCAGGCTGATGGCGTTGGATTGCTTCTCGATGAAGGTCGAGCGGCCGGTCTGGATCAGCCAGACAACGTGCTTGCGAACATCTGGCGTCCAATCGACATCGAAGCGCAGGCCAAACCGCTGTCGTGCGTGAGTCTCAAGGTCGCGGGCCTTCGGGCCTCTCCGAGCGCGATCCTTGACATCGCCCATTCCCATCACTGCCACCGTAGATGCGAGGCGAAGCACAGAGCGACGCCGATAAGTGTCGCGATAAGCAAGGTAACTACCGACCCAGCTAGCCAGTCACGATAGCGCGTGAAGCGCTCAGGGACGGTGACGTAAGCCGCTAGGCACACGAGGAAGCTCGCCCCTGCGCCATAAGCGATCCCTGAGCCGAAGAGGTACATCGTGTGATCCATGGGGCCACCTTTCCCGTGAGTGGTCTCCGGTGCGGGCTACGATCCCGCGTTGCGAGATTGAGAGTCTCGCGTACTGGTCCGACTATACGAACCGGAGAATTGGCCCCCCGCAGGGGAGTTGAACCCCTGACGACTCATCGACAGTGAGTCATGTTCCCGCTACACCAGCGGGGGGCGAAGGATCGGCTATCCGCTCGTTTTAGCGCTGCCGTCGGAAATGAACTAGTGCCACGTCTCACCGACCCTTGGTCCTACCGAGATCAACCGGCCAGACTACTCAGTAGACTATCACGCCTTGTCAAGGTCTGGAATGACCAACCAACCCAGGCGGATCGCAGCATCGGTGTAGCAGTCGGCGTCGAGCTTGATGTAGAGACGTTCTAGCGTGTGCTTGACCGTGTAGTAGCCCAGGTGCAACTCGTGCGCGGCGACCTTGCCCGATCTGTTACGTAGACACGCGGCGAATACTTCGAGTTCGTGCTTGGTCGGGGGACAGTTGTGGGTGCGTCGATGACCTTCCATGAAGCCAGCCTAGCGCGCCTGTCTACTACCTGAATTGGTGGCGGGTGGCGAGAAGCCGCCGAGTAGTCTCTAATGCCACCCGCTTGGTCACTTAAGGCTTCAGTGGCGGCCTTGCAGCCCTCGGCTCTGAAACCCGTAGCCCTGTCAATTCAGGACCACTTATGTAGGTGGAGCCTCGCCGCGGACTTGAACCGCGCCGTTCACTTTGGAAGAGTGACATGCCAGCCGTCAACACTACCGAGGCCCGGTGATGGCTAAGGTAGAGGGGGCCGAGCCATCAACCTGTTGAGTATATCTCAGAGGATAAACGAGAGGACGAACGACGCCAAGCCTAGGTCAACAAGATTGAACCCGAGCTTGGTACCCACGCCAAAGGCTGCCAACAGAAACATGAAGGCAGCAGCGATGAGCAGGAACAGCGAGAACCCGCCTGAACGTAGAACGATGGGATTGGACAAACCGATCACCCCTTTCTGTGACCAGTTTACTACAGAAAATGGCAGACCATTTGTATCGCGCCGTCTGCCAGAGCGCTTGTGGATCGAATGGCGCTATCCACGCGAGCGTCACTTTGGTTCAGGCGTCCACTTCTGCCTGTTTGGGAGCTTTGTCCTCTATCCACTCCCGTGTCGCCCCTGATCCGGCTCTACACACAGCTTCAGGCCATTCCACCGTGCGCTAGGCGACATCCCCGGTGATCTTTTTCTCGGCTTAGTCCGACTCGTCCGAGTATGGTCCTTTGACAGTGGCTAGCTCACGACCGCGGCGGACCTTTGGCACTTGGGGCAGGGTCACGTTCCGTACGCACGCCGCATCGTCCGCATCTCCAGCAAACCCGTGGACTCCGGGGCTGGGTGAGCAACAAGTGTAGGGGTACGATTTGGGTTCGCTAGGCCAGAGTCCAACCGACTTTCCTGCCCCAGAAGAACCCTAGTGCTTTCGGGGATCGTTGTCAACCCTGTAGTGGTAATCGAGTTCGGCGTTGCCGCCCCCGTCGAACAGCACGACAGCAAAGCCTTCTGAGGTAGGCACGACGGTCGTAAACCCACCAGGGCCAGCATGCTTCATGAAATGAGCGGCGCCTTCCTCGATAGCAGCGTGCAAGGCAGCCTGAGCAGATGCGAGCGTCTTGCAGCGCTCGATCTCCCAGACGTGATCCTTCGTGATGCGGACGGCTGTGAACATATCTACCTCAAACAGAAACCCCTGGTGGTAATGGCGCCCGGGCCCTGTCAAGCCTATACCGGCTCGTGGACTGGCACCCATCGGCCGATCACACGCCCGTTGACCGTTACGTCAGTCGGGTGCTCCAGACCCGCATAGGATGTTCGGAACTCAGTGGAAGGCACTGAGTCTGCGACCTTATGTGGCCATTCGGCCATCTGAAGACCGACCGCGAGTTGGCTCTCCAACAGCCAGGTGATCCGGCTGACGTTGAACTCGATCATGCCGCAGCTGCAAATGCCGAGGACCTCACACAGCGTGGCGCAGCCCGCTCGATGCTCGGCAAAGCCGAACTTGTTCAACGGCATCGGCGTGCGATCCAACACCAACGGGGGCAACGCCGGGCGTAGTTCGTGTTCGTCGTAAGGTCGCCCGCACACTTGCGGGTAATCGCTTGTGCCGCCCACAACAGTCATGCAGGGCGACTCCTGCCCGTACTCCGTGGACATGGAGTCAAACCGATGTCCCCGGGCCATTTCACCAACCGTAGCGACTGACATTTTCCAATCCTCCTGCTAACCAAGACCGGAAGTCCGGCCGGGAGGATTGTACACCGTTGTACAGAGTGGAGTGCGGTCCATTGTCCGATACGACACAGAAACAGCTACTACCGAGCGTTAGATCACACTCGTGACGTACGGCTGCTGGATCAGCGAGTTGCGCATGAACCCATAGCGCTTCGTGGCGACGAAGTAGCGCCCATCGCGCTCGAATAGCGTTTCGCCCATCTGCTCGACCGTGATGCGCAGCGCCTCGATCTGGACCGGATCATCACCAGCTAGGACGACCTCAACCTCATGGACGTTCGCGGTTGCTGGACCCGGCGGCGCAGACGGCGGTGGTGCAACAGGCTTGGGCTCCTGCGCGGGCGGCGCGTCCAAAACCTGTATGCCCATCTCGGTGTAGCCGTCCTCCAACATGCCGCCCATCGACTCAACCTCGGGGTTGTCGAACTTGTCAGGTGCTTTGGTGCCGCACTTAGGACATGGCCGACCAGCCTCGAACACGAACATGTGGGCGCAGCTGACGCAGGTCCAGACTCCGTAGGCAAAGCCGATAGAATCGGCACTCCAACCTGCCATCTTGGCTACTCCAGAAAGCGCGTCGGGCTGGTCGTCATGCGAGCCCGGGTCGGGGAAGAACGAGCATTCGGTGGCAAAGTCGGCCCACCAATCCACATCGGCGATCTGACCTTCTGCATTGAGTCTCGGGGCAGGACGGAAGACCTTGCCCACGTTGGCTCGGGCCTCAACCAGCCTGGCTCGGGTCACCTTGTCCTTGTCGATCTTGACTGGCAGGATGGGCAGCATGGTACGCCGCGCAGCCTCCTGAACCGCGGCAGCCTGGTAGGCGACCTCCTCGATGCCAACCATTGCGACTCGTGGATACGACGCCCCCATGGAGCCGATCTCCGCGAGGGTGGTGTTGAACCCCCAGTGACCGCGGCGCACTTCGAGCAGGTACATGTTGTTGTCGTTGTCAACGCCCGCACAGATGCCAACGGTGAAGTCGGCGGTGGTCTTCTCGCTGATCGCCAGGTCCCAATACTGAAGTACGGAAATGTCCTCCCGCATAGCCATCGAGTGAGGCTCGTCCACGTACTGCGGCCATGACTCGGGGTGGAACATCTGGGTGCTCGACGGCAGCGGCTTGTTCAGGTACTCCTGTGACCAAGCCAGCACGTCGCTCTTATCGAGTGTGGCCTTGCGCACGAGCAGGGCGGCCTTCTGCCACATCTCGGGCCAGATAGGCTCCTCGGGAATGATGCCCTCACGCCAGACCGAGGCAGCGTCCTTGATCGTCGTCCAGGTCGGATCGTCAATCAATCGAGAGTACAAATCCACGTGGCTCTTCCGAGTCCCCACCACGATGAACTTGCCCCCAGGCGACAGAACGGGGATGACCTCCCGGGCCCACCACTGAGCCGTGCTGTTGCGCACGACCTCGGACTTGACCGTCTCGGCACTCTCTACGTCGTCCGCTATCAACAGGTCGCAGTGCCGGGACGAAATCTGACCCCCGCGGCCGATGGCGAAGATCGACACGTCCTTGCCGCTGATCGCCCCTGGACCCTTGCGGGCATCGGCTAGCACGATCTCATGCTCTGTCCATCGCGCCCGGCCGCTCTTGAACGGTCGTCCCTCGTTGTAGACCTTGCTCAGTTCCTCGTTGGACTCTAGCTCGTTCTTGACTTCGTTGAGGAACTTCTTGGCCAGTTCGTCGTTGCCCGAGATGATGCCGATCCGCAGATGGTGGTTCTCACAGAGGCGGCGTAGGGCGTAGGTCCAGACCGTTGAGGAGTTGTGCGTCACGATGTCGTTGGCGACAAAGGTGTGGCTCTCGGTCTCGATGTCCCAGACCTCGGCCTCGCCCGCCGGTTCGATACTTGTGATCTCCAACCACGTCAGTTCCTCAACCTTGCGGCGAAGCTCGGCATTGCCAACAATTTCGGCGGCAGCGAGCACCTTGCGCGGCGTAGTTGGTGAGTGCCCCCCCATGCGCAGGCCCCGGTTCTTGAACCACTTTTCACCATGCCCAACGTCTCTGCGCCACTCAGTCGGGATCAAGTCAATGCGGTCGTTGGAGGGCCCACGCTTCGCCAGATGTTCGAGGAGACGCGCCAGAGCCTCCTCTTTGCCGAAGATGCCCACGACGGCGACGAAGCGTTCGCAGTCCTCTCGCGTTCCGATGGCCAGTCGCCACTGGACGCCAAACCGGCCGGTGTCATTCCTCTGGATCAAGCACGCGATCCCCAGACGGAGGAGCAGGTGCGCCACGCCGTCGATCAGGTCTCGGCTCTTGCTGGCGTAACCGATGATCCCATTGCCAGCCGTGGTGGCGTGCCCATCGCATGCGAATAGGCGGTTTAGGAACAGGGCCTGCGTTGCTTGGTCGGCGCGGAAGATGCGGTCGGGGACGCGCTTGGTCGCCGAACCCTTGTCGTTGATGCCCCATGCCCGCGTCCATCCCGTCTGGCCCAACAGCAGATTGACGTTTACGGCGTCGTACTGACGAGTGGTTAGGCCAGCCTCGCCAGCGGCCTCCTCGAACTCAGCGCGCAATCGTTCGTTCGTGTTGGTGAACACAGATTTGCGGCCTACCAGACAACCGTCGCCGATGAGGTAGGCCGCCAGCTTGACCTCAGCATCGGGCTCTTGCTGGCCGGTCAGGTCGTACCGGCGCGGCGCAGCTATCCGGTCACCGCGCGCAAGCTCCTCAACTCGCTTCCACCCGCCCCACGTTAGGAAGCGGTGTTCGGAGTTGGCGGTAATCCGACGGCCTCGGCGGGTCTCGATCCGATAAACCGGCTGGACCCCTTGGCTGCGCACGTCCACGACTCGGGTCGGGCCACCGAGACCGAGGACCGTATCGCCGGAGACCAGCGAGTCAATGCGACGGCGGTCCCCGCCCTCCATCAGGACCAACGAGTCGCCTCCGAGACACTTGGCGTGCTCTCGTGGGCCCTGAACGTACAGCTGCGTGATGTCAAGGTTGTCGTAGGCGTCGTACCAGATGGTGTGGAACCAAGGCGTCTTCTGAGAGAAGTGGCGGAAACGCTCAGCGAACTCCTGGGTGCCCTTCGCCCATCCCTTGTGGGGATCGACCACAGCCTGCGTGCGCCGGAGCTTTTCAGTCTCTACGGCGAGCGCGATGGATTTATCTCGTTCCTCGGTGGGCAGCTTGTAGAGGGGGACTGGCGCTAAAACTCCAGCCTCTCGCGACGGAAGCCGGGCGTTGGTGTGGAAGGTATCTGAGGCAATCCCAGCCTCTTGCGCGCCCGACGGCCGAGATGGTCTTTACCTTCAGCGTGCGCAGCCAACTTGCGGTCATACAACTGCTTAGTCGTCTCAACCGTATGGCAGGCATGGCACAACGGTTCCAGATTATCGGGATGATGCACACACCCACTGTAGTAGCCACGTCCCAAGAGCGGAACGCGATGGTTCACCTCTTCGGCAGGACGACCACAACGAAGACATTTGTAGTCGGCTTGCTGCATCGCTGCGGCGCGAGCAGATGTCCAGTCGTGGAGCGTCCTCCATTCCATCTCACATGGACGCTGGTAGCCCGAGCCACACCAGTAGACCTGACGGCCTTCCAGTGGCTTGCCACACCACCAACAGATGTGCGCTACCCGACATTGCTCCCGGGTCATACTGGCCGTGATACCCGAGCGTAGGGTACAGGTCTCATATTCCTCCGGCCGCACTACGGAAGGTCTCCCTCAGGATGCTCTAACGCTACATGCGCGGCGTACTCGGGCTGAGTCGCGAACTCAGGCGCAGCGGCGGCTCCCAACGCTTCACGACAGCGGCCACACGTGTAGGGGTGGAACGCTGAGAAACACACGTGAGGATCGGTCCAAGGACCACCGCAGACAGAGCACTCGACGGAGAGTATGGAGCGCCCATCGATCTCTTTCTCGTGAGCGTACCAGCCATCACAGGGGTTAGGCATGTTCTCTGCGACTTCCATGTCGAACGGTCCTGTCGCTCTCGATCTGGTCTAGGAACGTCTCGATGGCCTTATCCATGTCGGGCTGGCATAGACAGGAAGGGTAGTCCCGGTTGCAGACAGAGCACCATAGAAACCCGTTGTACTCGGACCAATCAAGGCGCTCGTCGTAGTTGCGACCATCGGTCAGTTCGTACTTGCAGACGGGGCAGTGGTAGCCCAACTCGCAAGGCTGGTCGAAGATAACGACACCTTCGGTGCGACCTTGCAGGCGCAGGCCCATGACCTGTCTAGCACGCTCGTTCTTGGAGTAGTCGATCATGGCTGTCCCGTCCCCACTTTTGCATACGGATCGTGCTGTCTACTGTCAGGCGTCTTGCAGGGTCCGTCAGAACACCCTTCGCAGGGCTGCGAAGTATGAGGCCGTTTTGAGTAGCGATGATGAACCTCCCAGGGAGGTCCTGCTAGATCAAGTTCGTTGGCGTCCTCCAGACCACAGTCGAGGCACCAAGCACCGGGCCACCCGGACCATCGATGATCGTTCACTTCCGTCCCTCCGGCCCGACCTTGTCCTCACCCTTATCCAATTCAGCCAGTTCCGCTTCGAGTCGGGCTTTGGTTTCGGGAGAAACGAGCGGACTGAACAGCGCTTGACGAACGCCATCGCGACGCTCTTCCCAAGACACGCTCGGATGCCAGCCGACAGACGCCACGTGTTCGGGGGAGCCTACCTTGGGTTCAGTTTTCGGGCTCAAGAGAACCGTCCTCCTCGAACTCTACGTCATGCTCGCGAAACACCTGAACGATCACAGGATCGTCAGCATACCTGTCAAGAGAGTCCCGGTCACAATCCCAGTCCTCTGCCTGTAGAGCGCCGCACAGATCACCTAGGACCTTGTGCTTGATCTCATCGCTAGCCTTGGCTTC